AACGGTGGGAACTTTTTGTTGTATGGAAACGATGCGGTGGGAGGGAATCTCGGACTCTATGACGGCACTTCATTTAAAACTTTAGGCGTCACGATTTTAGACGACTTAAAAGTTCACCATCTCGTTTTAACGGTGGACGGAACTGCGGCGATTCTATACGACAACGGCAATCAAGTTGCCACGGCAACAATCTCATTGCCTACGATAGATAGTTGTTCAGATGCTAAAATCGGCAGCAATTACGCTTCGGCAACGACAGACAATTTTATCGGGAATATCTACCGCTGTCGGTTTTATAATCACGCTTTATCCGCTGAGAATGTAAGGACAGCTTTCGAGAGAAGTGACGTTGATTATAGTTCGCAGTACGGAAGTCAGACCGAGAAGATTGGCGATGCCGCAAACCGCACGTTCGCGAGCGGAGTTGGCAACTGGGGAGCGGTTGCAATTACAGCCGCAAACGATTCTGGTGCGCTGAAAATTCCACAAACGGCAGCGTTTGGGGGAGGCACAAGCAACCTTGCAGGTTTTGCGCAACGGTCATTCCTCGGGAAAGATTATTTCAACACCGGCGGCGCAACCGAAAATAACAAACGGTATCGGTTGAGTTTTGACGCTAAAGCTGTAACCGGCGGAAGTAAACTGTATTTTAATTTTCAGAACACCTCCGACACAACAAACACCGCGCTAAATGAATCGGTGACGCTGACAACAAGTTTTGCCAGTTATAGTGTTGTGCTTGAAGGCGACTTTGGCAGCGCACCCAAATTTCTGCTTGCTGGGTTGGATGCTGCTGAAAGTTTTTGGCTCGATAACGTCAGCATCGTTGCCGTTGGTTGCGTCAGCGACTACGACCTCGCATTCGCCAACCCAACGCAATCGCTAACCGTTCAAGACCGAAGCGGCGCAGCGGATGGCACTTGTTCAGCTTCTGGCGTGACGCAAGTGCAGCCGGTGGTTCAGTTGAACAGCACCAGCGCACGAATCGGCACTACTGCGGCGACTCCTGCGGATGGTCAATTGCTGGTGAGCGGGAACGTGGCGATTGGCTCGGCTGAAAATGGCGTAAGTGGAGCAATCGATTTAAGTGTTGGCAATCCTGGGACAACAACTGGCGGCATTACCTTGTGGTCAACAACGTCAGCCGCACATTCGCTTGGGTTCGGTGATGCCAATTCTGGGACAGCTAGGTATGAAGGTTATGTTGAGTATAACCACTCCAACAACTCAATGGCGCTGGCAACGGCTCACACGCCTCGTCTCTCTATAAATTCCACCGGTGACGTAACCGTCGGCCAAGGCGGAACGGCATCAGCTAACACCGCTCTTACTATTGATGGAACCAACGCCACGAACAAAGGGCCGCGACTTGCATTTGGCCGCAACTCTACAAATGTTGGACTGATTGGAACTGAATCGGGGTTAGCCGGTAACAACAGCGATGACCTATTTATTTTTGCTGAAACTGGTCACGGGGTAAAAATCGCAACGAACGGGGCTGTGGCTCCCAAGCTGACTATAGACAGCGCCGGCGATATAACTTCCACAAACGCCACCGCGTCCAAGCCGGTTCTAACGCTTGAAAACACAACGGCTGATGCAACCAGTTCACAGTTAGTTTTTAACAAAAACCGATCCGGTGTCGGAGTAAACAACGACATACTCGGAACAGTCCGGTTTAAAGGCAACAACAACGCCGGAACACCAGAGGTCATTGAGTACGCCACCATCTACGCGCAGTCCACTAACGTGGCTGATGGTGCGGAGGATGGCCAAATGATTTTCCGCACGATGAAAGATGGTTCGCTTGCTTCGAGGATGACTATTGATGGAACCGGCCTCGTAACCATAAACAACGATTTAGTATTAAATGACGCAACTGGTTTAGCTTCAATAAAGCTACAAGGCGGGGCAGTGGGCGCGGATAACTTCCAAATAATGCAAGGCATTTCGGGGGTTTCTAATGGTGGATTTAGCATATATGACGTTGATGCTACGGCGACTCGTCTCTCCATAGACAGCACCGGCAACGCACTATTTAACACGACAGTCACCAACCCCGGCAACGGCAACACCAACACCGGCGCGTCAATTTTATCGACGGGCCGAATGCACCTGTCAACAGCTAGCAGTGACCACACAGTCAACCGCAACTCTGACGGCAATGTGTTTGAAATGCGGCGAAGTAACGGCGCGGTTGGTAGTATAGCAGTCACATCGAGCGCGACTGCATTCAACACAAGTTCCGACTATCGGTTAAAAGAAAATCTCGAACCGCTAACCGGCGCACTCGACCGGCTCGACGCTTTGCCGGTTTACAGATTTAATTTCAAAGCCGACCCCGACACAACCGTTGACGGTTTCGTCGCGCACGAGGTTTCAGCGCACGTACCAGAAGCAGTTACCGGCGAAAAAGACGCGATGAAAACTGTCGTTGTGCAAGAGGCAGTTGAGGCAGTCGATGCAGTTGAGGCAACCTACTGGGAAGAAGGCGACGAACTCCCCGAAGGTGTTGCGGTTGGTGATGAAAAGACTGCCGAAGTTGAAGCGGTTGAAGCGGTTGAAGAAGTGACCGAGCAACAAATCGACCCGCAAGGCATCGACCAGAGTAAGTTGGTTCCGCTTCTCGTTGCGGCAGTCAAAGAATTGAAAGCAAAAGTCGAAACTTTAGAAAACGCATAAAATGATTGAAATAAACACAGTACCCACAGAGGCACTCAACGCCAGCAAGGTGGCGGTAACACTCAACTCCGCGCAGGAGTTTGGTATGCAGTTTAGCGTAGCTGCATTCGGCAAAGTGACTGATGCAGAAGGCAACGAAGTGTGGGGTCAGAACCCGCTTTGGTCTGGATTGTTAAGTGTAACCGGCGATGCGTGGGATAACTGGGGCAGCGACAAGGATGATGCTACCTACATTGGCGACCTAGCTTTGGCCCAGCTTGGGCTGGAACGTGCCGAGGCCGAGGAAGCACCGGCAGAAGAAACCCCGGCCGAATAAAAAAGGCCGATGAGTGGGCACCGATACCGTCAATCTGATTCAAACGCTGGGTTTTCCAGTTGTGTCAGCGGCGGCAGTCGGTTGGTTTGGTTATCGTGTTGTGTTTTACGTCCTGCGAGATATGTCCGCAGAGATCAAAAACCAGTATGAAATCACGATAAAGCTGATCGACGCGACGAACAATGTGCGGAAAGAGATTTGCAACGTGGAAAAAAGACTCGCCGAGATTCGTGAGCAACACCGCAATTTCCAGCATTTGCTTGATCGCGATGGTAGTGGGCCAAGGGTGCATAAATCTACGGGGAATAAAAGAGGTTGATTTAAGTTTTGGGGGACTTGAAGCGGAATGGTATCCGCCCGAGAAAATCCCCGTCCAAGTTGAAAAAACCAAGTTTCCGCTTTTGATGGAATATAACAAAAAAAATTGATGTTTTCGGTAAAACTAAAAGCGACAGACGAAAAGCCGGCGGCGCGTGTCGATGTTGAAGTTGGCGACGCTATTGAGTTTGGCATGACGTTCACCTTGCGAGTTTTTGAAGCTGAAAACCTTGGGACGGGGCTTGATCGTTGGGAGGAAAAAACCAACGAAATGCAAGTAATGACGGTTGACGGTGATGCTTGGGATGCGTGGCAAGATCAAAACGATTATGAATATATCGGCGGGCTCGCCGCGGCTAAACTAGGGCGCGAAATTGATGAATGAAATTGTTGATATGGCAAAAGCTGCGGGCGCCGGGACAAGCGGCGTTGGCATTTGGTACATCAACGAAATCAGCGCATTCGTTCAGCTTGGCGTTTCGGTTGCCTGTTTAATTTATCTTATTTTAAAATCAATTTTTTTAATCAAAAATAAAGGAAAATGATAAAGTCAAAAACTGTACTTGGGGCCGTTGCGGCAATTCTATCAGCGGCGGGCGCATACTTGGGCGGCGAGCTTGAACTTGGTGCCGCTTTAAATATTGGCGTCACAAGTATCTTGGCGATTTTCTTACGTCACGGCGTCAAGAAAACCGAAGACGCTGCCAAGGGTGTTTAATGCTTGAGGCAATTCTTGCAATTGTCGCGGCGATAATCGGCGTTTGGTCAAAGAAGAAAATCAACGCGCTGGAAGATGAAAAACGCGAATACAAAGAGGCGCTATGTGAAATTGATTTGGCCATTGCGACAGGCAACGAGGATCGCGTCAATCGCCGGCTTGATTCTGTTTTGCGCCGGTTGCAAGTCGCCGAAAATAGTGGTGATCCCGGCCGACAAGAAGATGACCCGCATGGAAGCGGGCCTGACTTACGCATTTGAAATTCCGGGCTATCATGTGCCCGATGCGCGGATGCAAGAAATCTTGCAGCAACTTGAAGCCAAGGCCGCGGAATGAATATGGAACTCGACACACGCGAGTTTCAAAAGGCTTTACTTAAATATATTCCCACAACTAAACGCGACTTGCCCGAGATCGTTAACAAGAGGGCAATCAACGTTGCGTTTAAAGCGATTCGCTTCACTCCCAAAGCCAACGCGGCAAAAATCCGCCGGGCGCTTCGTTTAAAAGCAAGATTGAACGCCCCATTGGCTTCGTTAATACTAAACAAGCTTCAAGGCAAGTACGGTCGCAAAGGTTATTATGGCGCCGAAATGCGGGCAGAGGTCGAAGAATTTATCAAGGGCCGCGTTCGTGGCATCGGTTATTTGAAATCCGGTTGGCTCGCTTCCGCTCAACAAATGGCCCGCTTGGCCGGCATGAAGGTCGGGAGATCGAGGGCAACGAAAGTTTATGGCAAAGGCGAACACGGCCAAGCCAGACACGCCAAGCCCGGTTGGACGCCAAGCGCCACAATCATCAACTTGGCTGAAGGAATTGCCGACGTTGGCAAGCCGGCTTTGCAAAAAGCTATAAACGCCGAAGCCCGCGAAATCATGCGGCACGTCGAGCGGAAGCTAAAAGGCACGGCACGAAAACAGGGCATTCGCACGCGATAAGTTTCCCTTGAGATGTTGCCAAAATCAATAAACTGGATGGATGGCGACGATTAAAGGAAAAGGCGTTGTTTTTGGAATAACCGCAACAGGATTCAGTTTTGCAGGCGTTGCGGCAAACGACCTTGAGCCCACCGGGCAGACAATTCGGCACGAAGCCGAAATCACTCGTTACAAAGATAAAGACGGTGATGACGTTGGGGCTGCTGTTTACAACCGCACGAAGCGCATGACGCTGAATGCTTACCCGACCGCAACAACAATCGCCGACGCGAAGACGGCAAACAATTTGCCCGTGATTGGTGTGGCTTGTGCAATCACCGACCCCGACGATGGTGAAGCTGCCGCAAATTGGATGTTGGAAAGCGCCGAAAAAACAAAATCAAACACCGAGATCACAACGTGGACGCTTGAGTTTTCCAACGGTCTTGATGTTGATTATTCAGCGGACGCATCCTAACCAATGGCAAACGACGCCGACCATGTGGCGGCGATTTTGCCCGAGCCGTTTGTCGTCCTTGGCCAAAAATTAAAGCCGTTGACCTTGGGCCATTTGTTTTGGCTCGAAAAACTCGACTGCAAATCAGTCGGCAACCTCAACGACTTGATTTGTGCGATTCTTGTTTGTTCAAGCGATTGGCAAAGCTTCGAACGCACGGCGTCAAGTTGGTCGCTTCGATTACGCTTGCGAGTGTGGCAATGGCGACTGTCTTGGCGTTGGCGCAAAGACAAGGGCGGGCCGTTAAAGGCAATCAACCTTTTTAACCAATATTTAAACGAAGCTTGCACGCCGCCTGACGTTTTCACTAAAGGCGAAAACAACGGCAAGATCGGGACGCCTTGGCTTTACCATCTTAAAGCCGTTTTACAATCGAAGCTCGGTTACACGCGGGCCGAGGCTTTAAGCCTGACCATGCGCGAAGCCGTTTACGATTATTACGCCCAAGCAGAGTTAAATGGCACAATTGAGTTGGTTTCTGAAAGTGATCGAGAAATGCAACGGATCGCAAATGAGAATCACAACCGATTGCAGGAACTTGGGCGCGAACGTTTTGGGAGTTTCAACTAAATGGCTTTAAACTTAATCGCAAAGCTTGGCCTCGATGGCAAAGGATTCCAAGCCGGCTTGGCAAGGGCCAACCGTGACACGCGCAATTTTGCCGGCGGCATCAAGCGGCAATTTGTTGGGATGTTTGGCGTTGCTGCAATTGGCGTTGCCATCAAACGCGCAACTGATTACGCCGACGAAATCAACAACTTGAGTCGCCGGCTTGGTGTGTCGTCAAAGGCGTTGCAGGAGTTTAACTACGCGGCCAATTTGTCGGGCTCGGATTTAAAGACTGTCGCAACGTCGCTTCAACGTGTGCAAGAGGCGCAAGAGCGTCTAAAGAACGGCAACAAGCAAGCCGAGGAAAGTTTCAAGCGTTTGGGCTTTTCATTCGATCAAGCTTTGCAAGTTAACCCGGCGGAAGTGTTTCGACGTGCCGGCCAACAATTTGCAAATCAAAGTTTAAGCCCCGAAAACTTTGGTGATATTCGAACGCTATTCGGCGCCGAAGCCGGGCCAAGAAATATTCGCATATTCACCGAAGGCTTGGCCGACATGGCAAAAATGGCGCAAGACTCAGGTGCCGTTTTATCGGATGCACAAATTCAAACCGCGGCCGATTTAAAAGACACGATTGCCATGATGAAAATGGCTTTTCTCGGGCCATTTGGGCAAGCGTTGGCAGCTTTGGGGCAAGTTGCGTTGGAGGCCAAAGCGCAATTTTCAGCCTTTCTTGTTGGTCTTCAAATGGTCGGCACAAAAATGCAAAAAGAGGGGGGATGGAAAGAGTTGTTTTTCCCTTCCGGGCCTATGCCTGACCCCAATAAGCTTGGTAAAGGCGGAAAAATAAAAATGCCTGACCGCTTGGACGTTCGTCAGCAAATGATTGAAAATTTTGAACGTGAAGGCATGAGCAACCATGAAGCGAGAATGCGAGCCGGCCGCGCAATGGCTGAAGCAAACAGAAAAATTTATGGAATAACAGTTGGCCGGTCTGCTGACTATAATAACGCGGAATCGCAATTGATGAGAAACCGCAAAAACCCAAATTCTTTGGGAAGTTTATTTGCGCTTGGATACAACACAACATTAGAAGCAGAACGCGCCGAAATGGAGGCGCAACGTTTAGCATTACAAAAAACTCGGGCGTTGATGACTTCAACAGCCGGCATGGAGGCAACCGGAATTGCGGCGGGCAAAGCGGCAAAAGTGCAAACTGATCAACTTGCAAAAATGGGTTTATTTATAGGCGGGCGAGGCAATCCGGTTATGAAAGAGGCGCAAAAGCAAACCCGCGAACTGCAACAAGTGAAAGTTGAGGTTCAAGCGCTTAATAAACAAATAAAAACCAAACTCTGATGGCACTATTTAAGGGAACAGCATCAGTCATTGAGCAAGCGCCTGAACGCGCTTGGGATTCGGTCAATGGTTACACAACAACCCGAATTTACGTTGGCAACAAAACCAAGGTTGAACAATTTTCGTCGGGATACATTAACGATTCAAGCGGCGCAAGCATTGTTGCCGGGTACTCAAACGCAAGTATTTCTTACGACGGGCCAAGCGCAACTTTGCGGCTTACTTATTCGGGCACAAACTTTGGTTCAACATCTTCAAGCACGTCGAACTTGCAACCAAGCGCAAGCGACATTGCCGGCGCGACGCTTTCGAATATTTGGTATTTAGAGGGGAACGACTTGGAAAAGGATTTGTTCCACTTGGAGGATATGCAAGCAATCTTTAAGAACACGACAAACGCAAATTTGTCGGCATTTCGCAAAGATTGGGACGAAGCGACTTCCGCCAGAACAAACCCGGACGACGTGCCATTTGCGGCGTCGTCAAAATATAGCGGCACCGTCAACGGCATGAACGCAACGGCGCAAGCGGCATACGTCAAAAACATTTACATCAGCGCATTGAGAGGAACCGAGTTTTTCACGGTCAGTCAATACGTTTTGCGAAATATCAAGGTTGTTCCCCCGACCACAAACCAATCACCAGAACACGCAAACGTCGGGAGTCAATTTACTAACGCATTGATGACCGCAACAAGCGGCAACGGCCAAAGCGTGCCGGCTGTTATGTTGTCAGGCATATCAAGCGGGTTTTGGTTAAAACGAACCCCAAGCGTCGAACAAACAACCGAAGGCAATTACCAAATCACCAAGGAATTTTGGTATTCGGAAGAATACGACACAAACATTTACGGAACGGCAATTTCTAGTTGATGAAATTACAACACACACGACCAAGCGGCGACGGGCAAATTGCGAACGCGATTAAAAAACTACAAAGGGAAGTCGAAGGCTTACGCGCAAGCCAAGCGCCAAACGCTTTACTGTCGCGCACAACCCGAGGCACCGCGGTCAGGCCAAACGCCGGCCCGTCAAACATAGCAAACACGCACGTCGTCGCCCGTTGGTTGTGAAATGGCCGTTGAATATACAAAAGCCGAAAAGGTTTGGCCGGGCAAACGCTTATCATCGAGGGATTACAACAAGCTTGCCCTTGCGTTTAATGATCGCTTAAAACAAGGCGTCGCCGACCCGTCTTGGCGTTTGTTTTGGTATGCTCACTCGCTTTTTCGGGGAATGCGAAACCCAGATGCCGGCGGCAACAATTGGGCCGCGGAAGATGAATGGTGGAAATTTTATTCTCACATACCGAAGGATTCCGATTTGCGTTGGCCCGAAGCTGGGCCGGGTTTGCCCGAGGGGATAAACGTCGCGAATCCGATGGGCGCGTTTATTTATGGACGCGAGCCCGAGATTGAAGCTGAAGACGGCAGACTAAACCCGGACGGGCGTTTTGACGGTGCCGAATCAACTACCGAACCGCCGACCGGGGTGCCCCTTTATTTGGTTGTTGGCGGCAGCATAACCGCGCCAACAACAAACGAACATTATTGGACATTGGCCAAGCATCAACGCGGCGCGTGGAATCCTTCGTTGGATCGCAATTTTAAAACGGCTTGTGCGTTAGCCGCGGCCCAAGAACACGGTAAAATTGATTATGCCCCGTCGCAATATTACTTGAAGGGGTACGGAGGTTTTCACGGTGTGCCGGCAGTCAATTCATCAACGCCAACTTGTGAAGATGGGTACACTCCAAACTACACGCTGAAATTCGATTCATTAGTTTCGGGCGTTGCCGATAAGACGTTTGGAACGTGCCCGGAAAACCCGACCGACGTTTATTTGTATTATGAAGGCTTCGCCTCTTATTTGTTGCTGAAATTCAACGGCACCGTCGAATCACTACCGTTGGCCGATTGGAACGAGGGCCCGTACAATGACGAAGCTTATTTGCAAAGAGTCAAAGGCCAGCAACTCAACCAAGTGTTGAATTTCTTTGCGAAGGAATACCGAGGCACAACAAGCGAGCGCGACGATACGGACATAATTTCAAGCCGGGCGTTTCCCTTTCAAGATTTTCTCACGTCGCAATATCCATTGGCGCCGGCTTACGGGACGGTTTCAAGCGGAAACATAACAGCACAATATAAATCTTTTACCAAAAACGGCCCAAATGAAAGCGGGCGAACATTTGACGTTGATTCGGCGACATCTTACCAAATCAACGACAAGTTTTGTTTTGGCGGATTTTACGCAAGCGTGTCGGGCTCATTCAGCGGCGAAATATCAATTGACGTAATTGCCGACGGCGACACGTTGACCACTTTTAAACTCAGCCAAGGCGGCGACCATCTTCAATATTTCAAGCATCCGCGGCGCGAATGTTTGGTTGAATTTAAAACGGCAAGTTTCTTTCCGAGCGGGGCAAACGTGACCATCGAGGTCGCCGAGTTGCTGAACTATGCGCCCGGCATTTACGACGCATACGTTGTCACGCGATTGGCTAGTTGCGCCACGTTGTCGGGCAACATGGACAAACGCGGCGAAACGTTTTCAAGCGCCAAAGCTGCCGGCGAAAACCTGCTTGAAATCGGTTGCATTGCAAATTTATCAAGCACCGTCGGCGGCGTTGATCGCGAAGATCAAATCAACACAAACCCGGTTTATGAGGCGGGCCGGCAAATGATTCACGACTCGCTCCGCTTGGCCGAACGGCATTTGTTGACCGGGTACGAAGTAATTGAGGAAAACAGCACGCAAAAATCAGTTTTATATTTCAACCGTTACGCCCGCGGGATGAACAACAAAGATTTAGACGTTTTCCGCGGGATTGCTGCCCCAACCGATTCAGTTGCAAGCGGCGACTTGGTGCAAGGTGAGGTTTACGAGGTTGTCAGCGACGAATCAAGCTACGGGGTCGAATACGAGGGCACGACTTACACCGACGGCCAGACTTTCACGGCGACCAATGAGCGGGATTACACCACAAGCCCAAGCGACGCCGACCCGGTTGCGTTTGTTGTGCCGACTAACGGGATTCGATCAACTCCCCTGCCCGATGACAAAAAAGACCCGTTGCGCGGGCAGACAAATGAATGGCAAATGTTTGTTTCAACGAACGTTTACAAAAATTCTGATTCGTCAATTTACAAGCCCGAGGCGTTTGCCGACGTGTTAGGCTTTTTAAATGACCGTTGCACCTTTTTATCGGATGCGTGGCGCCATTCAACGTCTGAAGCCCAAGAAATTCGCCGCCATGTAACGTATAACCAAAAACCAATTATGCGCCCTGAGAATCCGACCGGCTACCGGCATTTGCTTGGCACGCATTGGACGGGCGACGATTATTTTCCGGGCTGGAACTCATTAGTTCGAAGCCAAAACGTTTTTAACTCTGATTGTCAAAATTTGTCGTCGTCAACAAATTGCACGGGAGTCATTAACCATTTAAGCAGTTGCCAAATTTATCGCCCGGATTACGAAATTGAAAAGGTCGAGCGCAACGGGGCAACCGGCGTCAAGGTAACGCTGAAAGGTAGATTGCAAAACGAGTCAGCACCAACCACGTCAACCGGCAGCGGAATCGTCATCGCCAACACGTCAACCGGATGGCAGAACGCAACAACGGGAGATTATGCGCCGCAATATCGAACCGACGAAAACGCCGTGCTTGAATATTTGCTGTATGTTAACGCCGGCCAAAATTGCACGTTGAGAACGGGCGACGTTGCGATTGATGCCAACAATGGCTCAGGTTTTTACACCAACGATTTTTTTGGCAATTGCTTTCCGCGTTTTTATTTCAGCCGCAATATCCGACACGTTTACAACGATAAGCCCGACAATTATGACACGTCCGACACGCCGGCATTTTCTGACGAGTTGCTTTATATGGAATTTATTTTGCAAGCGATTTGCGGCGGGTTTGTGGACATGGAAAGCACGCTGAAGCTTACTTGCACGCATCAATCAAGGTTGTACGACTACACTTTCCCAAATCTTTGCCAACAAGCATTGCGCCAAGGCCCAAAGTATCTTGACCCCGTTGCGGTTACTAAAGACGGCAGCACGCTTGATTGGGAGGCAGTCGAGGGCGTGCTTTATACGGTTTATGGGGTTGATACCGATGGCGACAAACATTTGATCGCGCAAGAAGTCACGCCGACAATCACAACGTCAACGAGTTACAGTTATTATCTAGCGTACGGGTACGGCAAGGGCACAAGCGAGCTTGTCGATTTTACCGTGACTGATACCGATGCCGGCGGGCACACAATCAATTGGGTTGCGACTGATGTTGACCGCGTGCGCTACTATCTACGCGGCCGGCTTAATTCCTCAAACAATTGGTTTTATTGGACGGGCAGCACTTGGGCTTCAAGCAAATCAAGCGCCCTCGATGCTGATTCGCCAATCACTTTATTAAGTACGCAAAAGCGCCAACAATATCGAATCGAAGCCGATTACAACGGCTCAAAGCGATGGATGGAGTTTTTGCCGGGCGACATTCGCGAAGACAACGCCCAAGGTTTCGGGCCGTTTCCAAACACCAACCTTTACGCCCGAATTTTCAACAACCTTGTAAGTGCGGTAAACCTATTGCAACGAGCCCGAATCGAGTTGCCGTTGACGTTTGAATATCGTCATTCTGAAGTGACTTATTTGGGCACCGAAAAAGGAACGACGGGCATCGACATGACAGCTTACGCCTACCCGTTTGACTACACTTGCACAGAGGGAACAACAAAGGTCGCCGCGGTTGATCTTGGTCTTGTAAACGGCGAGGCAACTGGTTCATACGGAGGCAGCGCAATCAGCGACCGAGCGCTTGCCACAGATGCAACCCCGTGGGACACCGGAACTTCAATTGATTCAACTTATCAAATTGATTTGGGTGGGCCATTTACGGCAGCTTGCGGAGGTTCAAACAAAACAGGAGCATTGACGGCATCAAGCGGCAACTTTTATTTAGTCTCGCGCAATTACAAGGGTGAAATCCGTGTTCAAGATGATCCGATTAAATATGCTTTGCCATCAACCATTCGATCACAATTCACCGCGGCGCCGGGATTGCTTGGCGTGACAAATCACAGTTTCAAGCGGCACAAAATTGACGCAAGTGGTTCATACGGCACAAACGGGCAAAGTGGTTCGCCCATCACCGTCACAACGGAAAAATATTTGGCGATTGAGGAAGACGTTGATGTGTGTGGCTTTTTTGAAGATGGGCAAGTGATCGACGCGGCCGAAAACCCGTTTTATTCGGAGTTTACCAAATCAAGTGCATTCAGTTACGACCAAAGATCAATCAGCGCGACGAACTATTTTGCCGGGCATGGTAGCCATTGCACGTCTACGTTTACGCCGTTTACGTCAAAACCAATGTGGATTAAAATTGATCTAGTCGAAGCCGATTACTCATTCAATGAATGACCCTGCCAACCTTGCTGAAGATTACGAAAACTTGGCCGGCATCAAGTTGACTTGGGATGCCGTAACCGGGGCAACCAAGTATTTGATTTATCGCATGGACGAAGACGTGGGAACAACGCCGGCATATTTGGCCGAGACAACCGCAACCAATTTCATCGACTTTGGCCCGCCGCGAACGACGCCCGACTTGGCCGCGATAAATTACGAGTACACCGTCAAGGCAACGGACGGTTCAACCACATCGAGCGGGGCGACTGTAAGCGTGTCTTGCTCGGGCTTGGCACACACCGAAGTTGCGGCAATTGGGCTTGGTCATCCGAAATACAAGATCGGTTCAACGGCTTACACGGCAACGTTGTCGGCAATCAGTTATTCGGGCACCGATACAGCAAGCACAACCCAAGTGAACGATTCATGCGCTCTGACCCTAGCCAAAAGCTTGAGCCGACTTTAAGCGTCAACGCGGCCCGGCAACCCGTTTGGCCCGTCGATATGCCTCCAAGCCTGTTTCGGCGGATTTTGAACGCCTCAGAATCGCTTGTAAGGAACTTTTGGAGCATCACCAAGGGCAACACACCGGGCCAAACTAAACTTCAAACCAAGCGGGCGAGGATTTGCCAAACGTGCGAATTTCAACGCCAAGGCGTTTGCGTGAAGTGCGGATGCTTTTTAAAAGCGAAAACTTGGCTTAAAGCCGAGGCGTGCCCCGTTGGCAAGTGGTGATCGAGTCAATACGTTTATCACTTCCAAACTGTTAAACGTAAAAAATAAGCGAAAAAACGCGCCACCAGAACGCCAACAGTTTTAAAAAACGCTTATTTATTAGGGAAAATGGTCGGGATGGCGAGATTCGAACTCGCGATTTCCTCTTTGGTCATTCAGTCAATTTCCCTTTGTTTTTCGTGTAAAAACGTCTTTTTACTGACGTTTTAAACTGTTTTGCCAATTGACTATGGTTGCAAATCGCTGACAATGTATGACAAAAAAGGCTTGGCAACGCGCCAACAAAACGCCAACATTTTCCCGCTATGAAAAAAGTTAAAGGCGTAACAAAACAAGACGTTCGCGGCGTGACAAAATACATGACTGAATATCGAATCGACGGGAAACGTGCCCGCCGGTTTTTTGATACCAAACGCGCCGCCGAGTTACATTTGAAATCAATCAAGAATGACCGAGCCGGCGCGGTCGCGAAACTGCACGCGCTCCCTGATGATGTAAAGATTGATTTGCTCAACGCCTATTTGCGGGCCGAAAAAAATGGATACAACATACACCAAGCTTGCGCCGAGTACGAGAAAAGCCCCGAGTGTCTGCCGACGCTTTCATTTGAAGCTGCCCGCGATAGATTTATTGCCGGCAAAAAGCTGAAGAATCTTCGCCCGCGCTCAATCAAAACTTACGAATCTACGTTCAATCATGTGGGCATGACTTTTGATGATTACGATTTAAACCAAATCGCCAAGGTTGATTTTCAAGATTGGTTACTTGAACAGGGTTTTGAGCCAAAGACGGTGAATAATTATATCGGGCATTGTAACACCTTGCGAAACTGGATTGCCAAACAGAATTTCGAGGTCGGCCGATTTAACCCGTTTGACATCGAGAAAATCGAGATCGACGCCGACGACCCCGAGATTTTCGCCATCGAAGACGTTGAAACCTATTTGCGGGCCGCATTGCAAGTGCCCGAGGTTGGCCTTGTTGTCGTCTTGGTGTTGCTTTGTGGGCTTCGTGTGTCCGAGGCAATCCACACGACGCCCAAAGAGTTTAAATTAGACAAGGAAACCCCAACCGTAACCGTGCGAGGCGCGGCAGCAAAAAAACGCCAACGCCGCATCATCGAGATCACGCCAAACGCCGTCGCATGGCTCAAGGCCGCAATGGCCGCGGGATGCGTTCAGCCGGCGACCGAGGCGCAATTCATCAAGGCCCGCAAATCCGCTAAATTGCAAACAGCCGCAAACGTTATGCGGCATTCGTTTTGTTCGTATCACGTCGCCCGATTCAAAAACAAAAACGAAACGGCCCAAGCTGCCGGCAACTCACCGCAAATGATCGACGAATTTTACCGTGAACTCGTTGAGCCCGAAGACGCTGAAAAGTTTTTTTCGATTATGCCTTGACGGGTGAGCTACACCAAGGCACATTCCGTGCCGTTCAACGACAGTTAAAGACAATAAGACGCCAATATGCCTAACCAAAGAGACGAACTAAAACGTTCCCTTTCAATGTATCTTTGGGAAACTGATAAGGAGGTTTTAAAAAAACTGGCAGATGAAAACGGCATGACTTTAACAGAAATCGTTGAATTTTTAATAAATGAACTAAACAACCAAAGCGAAGTCATAACGCGACAAAAGATAGAAAAATGGAAAAAGAAAAGTTGAGCCAACTTAATACCGCACAAACAAAGCTTTCACGCTTGCAAGGCCAAGAAGTGTTTCGAATTGTTAAGACATTGCCCAAATGGTTTTGGGTGATGTTTTTGATTTTAACTGTCACAATGCTGAACACGTTGCGGCTTCATCTTGAAATGCAAGAGATAAGAACCACAGTCTTTGCCGGTTTAAATGCTGAGATTAAGGAACTTAAAGCCGCGAAAACAGGGATGCAGATTCGTTTGGAGGAATCGCAAAAAAAAGCCAAGGTGACTGAGTTAACCAACGCAGAATTAGAAATTAAAGTCAATGGGCAACGTAAGGGTATTAATCGGCGCGATGAACAAATTGAAACTTACAAAGCACTCTCCAAATCATTACAGCAGCAAATTGCCGACAACCGGCACGGTTATTTAATAGCGCGAGAGACAAATTTGATTTGCATTGGTTTAGCCAAGGATGACCCTTCGATGTTGAAGCGGGCCGAGACAATCCAAGCCAAACGAACCGGCAAGCCCTTTTCAATTTGTAATTGGGAAAACAAAAACCATTTGGCGACAACGATAGTTAATTTAAACGCGATTCATTGTGCAAAATGGGTAATTACTTGCAAGAATTGGAAACAGGCAATACCGGCGGAGTTCCATGATTATTTGATTGGATTGGCGCTGGAGTCTGACAAAAATTGGCAATAAACTTTAAAAAAATTTCCCTTATGCCGCAATGCGAACCTGCATTTAAAAATCACAACATCAAATGAATGACTTTAAAAAAACTGGGTGTGGCTCACCTTTTTTTGTGGCAGGGTGTGGCTCACCTATGATTTCGAGATCGCTTTTATTTTGGGCAAGGTGTGGCTCACCTTTTGACTTTTTTGCCGCCGGGTGTGGCTCACCTTTTTAAAACTTACAAATGACAATCAAAGACGTTGCCGAATATTTCGGCGTTTCAACAAGAACGGTTCACCGATGGAAAGACGCTAAGCTTTTCAAATATCAACAATTAACAAAAGGCACGATTCGGGTGAAACCCGATGAGGTCAAAAAATTTGAACAACGGCGAACGAAATGAAAACCCAAATTAACCCAACTTGGGCCGCGTGTTTTGCCGCAACAAGCAACCGCAAAATCATCAAGACAACGCGCAAAAAGCGCCCGGAAGTGTATCCCCCCTGCCCCGCTTGCAAAGCCGTTGTGTGGGCATATACGGGCGTTGCAATCAGCGCAATATTACTTTTGGCAGCACAATGATTGATCAATTTGAAATGAGCTTTGAAGCGCCAAAAACGGCCTCACAAAAGGCGTTTGAAGACTTCGACCAAGAAAACCCCCGCGTGTGGCAATTGTTTGTCCATTTCGCACACGAAGTGATTGAGGCTCAAGCTGATCACTTTGGTTCGATGGCAATTATTCAGCGCATTCGCTGGGAAACATCAATCGCAACCTCGGGCGGTGATTACAAAATCAACAACAATTTTGCGCCGTTTTACGCACGCAAATTTCACAAAGAATTTCCAAAACACGACGGGTTTTTTCGAACTCGCGAAAGTGTGGCGGATAAATAAAAACCAAAATGACAACTGAAATAGCAAAGAAAAAAGACACGCGAACAATAAAGGAACTTTTACAAAGTGACGAATTTGCCGAGCAAGTGGCAAAAGCGGCACCGTCCTATTTGACGCCCGAGCGTTTGATTCGCGTCGCTGAAACTACAATAAAACGAATCCCGGCGCTTGAAAATTGCACACAAGCGACTTTGTTTCGTTGCATTCTCGATTGTGCAAGTGCCGGCATTGAGCCCGACGGTCAACACGCCTATTTGATACCATACAAAGATCAATGCACGCTTATCATTTCTTACAAAGGCTTGTTGGCATTGGCTCGACGCAACGGCGTCAACGCAACGTCAAAGGTTGTCCGAGAAAACGATTTGTTCGAAGTGATCGAAGACGACGGCACCGGCTCAACGCAAGTGAAGCATCAAGTCGATTACACAAAGCCCCGCGGCGACTTGGTTTGCGTTTATTCGCGGGCCAAATGGTCACAAGACGGTTTCGACTTTTTAGATTATGAAGTGATGACCCGCGACGAATGCGAGGCAATCCGCAAACGGTCAAAAGCCGGGCAATCCGGGCCTTGGAAAACTGATTTCGACGAGATGTGCCGCAAGACCGTAATTCGGCGCCATTCAAAGCGTTGGCCATTATCGCCCGAGGTTCAGTATTCACTTGAAAGGGACGATGACGCGCCTGACTTCAACAAAAAGTTTAACGCGGCAAAGCCAATATTTAACACGCCGGCCGAGCTACCCGAGCCCGACGAAATCCCAATGGGAGAATCGACAAAAGAAGCACAAGAGATCATCGAAAAAATCGCAAAAAAACCAAAGGCCGAAGAATGACCGACGAGCGCCAAGGCTTACCAAGCGCAAGCAATTTTGATCGCTTTGAAAAATGCCGCGGCAGTTGGCAAGCGGAACAAGGGTTGCCCGACGAATCAAATGAAATGAGTCGTGCGGGCGACCTTGGGCACGCTTGTTTGGCCGGTGAAATTCACATTGATGAGCTTGACGACGAAACGGCCAAGACGGTCATCATTGCCCAAGGATTTGAAGAACGCCGGCTTGAATCTTATGGGTTTAAACACGCTGAACAAATACGCGAGGAACGCCTTTGGTTTGACATTGATGGAAAGAAAAAATTTAGCGGCAAGCCTGACCTTGTTTGTTTAAAAGGCCGGCACGCATTGATTATTGACTACAAGACCGGGCCCATCCCGGTCGAACACGCTGCCGCGAATATGCAATTGCGGGCGTTGATGCTTTTGGTTGATCATAATTATGGGCCATTTGAAACGATCACAACGGCCATTCTTCAACCAAGGGCACCAGAAAAACAATGGACGGCGTGCGTGTACGACCAAGCCGATATTGAGTTTTCTTACCATTATGTTTTGCAGTTATTGGAAACTGTAAACGCCCCAAATGCGCCCCGCAACGCAACCGAAAGCGGGTGTAGATATTGCAAAGCAAAAACAACGTGCCCCGAAACAGAAAAAAACATGACCGAACTTGAATCGAACGCATCAAATTTGATGCTGATACCAAACGCCGAGATTTTAGAAAAATGCGCCATCGTCAAAAAGGTCATTGCCAAGATCGAAGCCAACGCCAAAGCGGCATTAACCGAAAACCCCGAAGCAATTCCGGGGTACAAATTAAAGCCGGGCGCCACACGTCAACAAATCACAAGCCCTGAGGGCGTGTTTTACCAAGCGGCAATTCACGGCGTTGACGGTCAGGAATTTGCGGCAGTTTGTGACGTGAACAAAACGAAGCTTAAAGCGTTGATCAAAGACAAGACGGGGCACAAGGGCAAACAACTCGACGAGACGCTTGCCAACATTTTAGAGGGCAACACGACCGAGAAACAAAACGCGCCAAGCTTGGCAAAGGATTTTCGCGATGAGTGAGAAACTGCCCCCAATGCACCCGCTTGACGGTGAAACATTTCACAACACGCGGCCAAACCGTAACAACAACAACATCGAACTTGGTGAACGCATTGGGCAACGAGTCGCCGAAATATACGGTTCAACATTAGACCAACTAAAAAGCACAAAGCGAACGGAGTTACTGTCATGGCAACGCGCCGTTGCAATGGACATCTGCCAAGTTGCCGGGCTCACACAAGAGACAACCGGCAAAGTTTTTAACCGAAAACATTCAACGGTTTCGTATGCCCGGAGACGTGTGAACAATTTTTGCGATGTTCACAAAGATTTAGCCGAAGATCGGGCCAAAGTGATTGCCGAGTTTGTAGATTTAACATGACCGCACACGTTCGCAACTTCTTTGCCCCCGGCATCCCCAAGCCACAACCCCGACCGCGGGCCGTTGCAATCGGTGGAGTTGTCCGAATGTACACGCCAAGCAACGTCAAGGGATGGCGCCAGTCAGTAAAAATCGCGGTATTCAACGAAGGCGTCAAACCCCTGCAACCATTGGCCGGCTCAATAAGCGTAAATTTGGGGTTTATATTTGAACGCCCCAAGTCGCATTTTAGATCGGGAAAATATTCGCATTTAATGAAGCCCGACGCCCCGAAAGCGCACACCAAAAAGCCCGATTGCGACAATCTCGCAAAGGCCGTTTTGGACGTGTTAACCGAGTTAAAATTTTGGAATGACGATTCCCAAGTGACACACCTGACAACAACCAAGCAGTATGGAGACAAAAGCGGATGCCAAATATCAATTGCAGAAATAAACCAGTAATCAGAATCAAAAAGAATTTAAGCGAAAAAACGCTCAAAAAACTAACAACTAAAAAAACACAAAATGAACGCATTCAATAAAGTGATATTGATGGGAAACCTGACCCGTGACCCCGAGTTGAGATACACACCAAAAGGCACGGCAGTCGCCAAGCTGAGTTTGGCGCTTAATCGAAAATACACCGATAAAGACGGTCAAACCGTCGAAGATACAACATTCGTTGACGTGGATGCCTTTGGCAAAACGGCCGAAACGATTGGCCAATATATGCAAAAAGGCCGGGCAATATTGTTGGAGGGACGTTTGAAAATGGACGAATGGGACGACAAAGAGGGCAAACGCCGGCACAAGCTTTGTGTGATACTTGAAAAATTCAACTTTGTGGGAGGCAAAAGCGACAATGCCGCCCCAAGTAAAGAGCCCGCAAACAAAAGCCCGATTGATGATGCCGACGTGCCGTTTTGAGCCATGCCAAACAGGATTTTAAGAGAGGGCATTTTGCGAAGCCCAAGAATTAACCAATTAAGCCAATGCGGAGAATTGTTTTTTCGCCGCTTGATGTCGGTTGTTGACGATTACGGGCGAACCGAAGCGCATCCGACATTATTGCGGTCTTCGTGTTATCCATTGCTGATCGACAAAGTAACAGAAGACGACGTTTCAGCCCATTTGGCTGAGTGTGAACAACTCTCGTTGTTGACGACTTACATGATCGAGGAAAAGGCGTTTCTTGAGGTCACAAACTTCAATCAGCAAATAAGGGCAAAGCAAAGCAAGTTCCCCGGCCCGCCAAAAGATGCACAGCATATGCGTAGCACGTGCATAGCAGATGCACAGCACGTGTATAGCACACGCATAGCAGATGCTACGCACGTGCATAGCATAAATAATCAAGAAAATGCAAAAACCCCAGTAAAACAGCAAAAAACAAAAGATGCACAGCACGTGCATAGCATATGCGTAGCAGATGCACAGCATATGATAGCAGATGCACACTTAGGCGGAGGCGGAGGCGGAGGCGGAGACGAAGACGGAGGCGGGGTCGGAGGCGGTAAGCCAACCAACCAACCTGACCAACCTCCCCCCCTGTCATTCTTCTTGGAGACATTCAGCAAATGGGACGAAGCCAAGGTGCGCGAGGTGTTTGACTCGTTTGAGCGTGGAAACTGGATGTGGGGCAAGAATCCCGTGAAAGATTACGTTGAAGCGTTTCAATTGCGTTTGGCCGACCGAATCAAGCAGACATTGGAAAACAACCCCATCGGCAGCGTGTTGGCATCATTAGAGTCGGCAATGAGCCAATCAGCACAAACGCCGGCCAATAACGGGAGTTATTCAAATAGCAAGAAACCATTCATATCCGAGCTAAAGGAAAAACGGAGAGTGTACCAAGACCAACTTGATGAGCTACGGGCACGGGGCAATCACTTTGCGGACGGTTTCCAATACGAAAGCAAAGCCGACAGGCTAAAGGCAATTGAGTTGAAAAAGAAAATGAAACAAGTCGATCAAGAGATTTTGGATTCATAGATGGACGAAGACGCCGCGCACTACCTAGCCGCGGCAGTCATCGAGCAAGGCGTTCGCGATTGGCGAGCAGCAAGGCACGCAAAACTAATCGACATGAACGGCAACACAATTCCTAAAAACCTTGGCAAGCTTACAAGTTCCAAAGCGGTTGCCACGTTTGAAACTGTTCCCGAGGTTATGAGCTTGAAGACGTTTTTCTTTGATGGAGGCGTTGAAATTTGGATTGCCTTTGCCGGCTTCAAAATTGATGTCGATTTGATCGTTGGCGGGCTCGAAAAGTCGGTCAATAACTCGCGACAGTATTTGCATTGGCATCGTCAGGCGCACAAGAGATGAAAATTTTTACAATAGAATCACAAGTGACAGATTTTAGAACCTATGCAGTTGAAGCTGAAACAATTGATGAAGCTTTTGCATTAGCAAACTATCAACACGCTCTAAATATGGGATTGCAACCAAGCAAGTGCAACATCACAGGACATATCAAAGGCATAGAAAGTGATTTTAACATCTCCGCGCATTGTGTTGAAGTTGACGACGAACGCCCCCCCGGTAAGGAATCTATTTGAAAGACGTTTAATAACTGGTTTCCGGTGCTG